CGCCACCGCTTCAGCCAAGATCCGCACGCACGAATACACGGCAGTCATCTGCATCGCACTGCGCTCCGTCACCTGCTTGCCCGAAGAGGTCGGGCCAAACAAAAACGAATACGACGAACCCGCCGGAGCGAAATCCGTAGCCTTACGACGACGCACAAACCAGTCACGAAAACCCATGGTTGGTCCTTCCTGTTAGAAGACGAGTAGGCCCCGGGTGTCGTAGACGGAGTTGCTTGGGGTCCCACCGTTTCTGATGGCGCGGTCCAGAGCCATGATGGTGGCGACCACACCGTCGATCTTCTCGGTGCTCTTTTGTTTGTCGGGTTTGATGTTCCCGGCCGGGTCGGTGCGGACGTGAATGTTGTCGACCATCCACGACAACACCGGATGTGCCCCGTGCTGCAGGCGGCCTTCCAGGGCGAGTTTCATTAGCTCCTTGGATGGTGGGCTCATGTCTTTGAAGCCCTGGCCGAACGGGATCACGGTGAATCCTGCTTCTTCCAGGTTTTGGGACATGTGGACGGCGCCCCAACGGTCGAACGCGATCTCCCGAATATCAAAGCGGGTGCCGAGTTCTTCGATGAAGGCTTCTATGGCTCCGTAGTGGACCACGTTGCCCTCAGTGGTCTGGAGGAAGCCTTGTTTCTCCCACAGATCGTAGGGAACGTGGTCGCGGGCGACTCGCAGTTTGAGGTTGTCTTCGGGGATCCAGAACCACGGCACAACAACGTAGGCCTCATCATCGTGAACGGGTGGGAATACGAGGACGAACGCGGTGATGTCCGTGGTGGACGCCAAGTCCAAACCCCCATAGCAAACCCGGCCTTCCAGGTCGGAGAGGTCGACTGGGTTTTGGTTGCTGTTCCACGTGTGCATCGGCATCCACCGCACACTCTGTTTCACCCACTGGTTTAGCCTGAGTTGCCGGAACGTGTTCTCCTCGGCCGGGTTCTGCTTCGCGGACTCACACGCCGCTTGGACTTTGTCGACCGGAACCGTGATGTCCAGGGACGGGTTGGCTTTACGCCAGACTTCCTCGCTGGTCCAGTCCTCGTCCGCACCTGCCCCGTACACCACGGGGTAGAACGTCGGGTCGACCTTTTTGCCCTCAAGAATGTCAAGGGCCTTTTGGTGCTGCTCAAAACAAATGCTGTGAATATCCGTGCCCGCGGTGGTGATCAGGAAATACAACGGCTGGGTACGGGCATCGCCGGAGCCTTTCGTCATCACGTCGAACAAGGCGCGGTTGGGCTGGGTGTGCAGCTCATCGAACACGACGCCAGAGATGTTGAACCCGTGCTTCGAATACGCCTCCGCTGAAAGCACTTGGTAAAAGCTGTTGGTGGGCTTGTAGACGATGCGCTTCTGACTGCTAAGGATCTTCACTCGCTTCGCCAAAGCGGGGCTCATGCGGATCATGTCAGCGGCGACCTCGAACACAATGCTGGCCTGCTGACGGTCAGCAGCGCACCCGTACACTTCGGCGCGTTCCTCCCCATCAGCACACGTCAGCAGTAGTGCGACGGCGGCGGCGAGTTCACTTTTGCCCTGCTTCTTCGGTATCTCCACGTAAGCGGTGGTGAACTGGCGGTAGCCATCGGCTTTGATGGTGCCGAACAGGTCGCGGATGATCTTCTCCTGCCATCCGATCAAATCGAAGCTCTTCCCCGCCCATCGGCCTTTCGTGTGTTTCAGAGCCTGGATGAACGCCACCGCGTAATCCGCACGACGAGCGTCGTAGTGGGAGCCCTCAGCCATGAACCGGGTTGGCTGGTAGCGGGTTGCGCTGCGAGAGGTCATGCGTACTCACTCCTTGAGTTCGAAACAGCGTCTGTGGGGGCGGCTGACACAAACCGATATGCGACAGTCGGTCGCGTCCCTGGCTCGGCACCCAACGGCGGACCCACCGCCCGTCGAGCGCACCTTTTGCGGTCACGTAAGTCAGGGCGAGTCTTGAATCTTTGGCGTACAGTCGACTACATGCGAAAACTCATGCTCCTAATCGTTATTGCGATGCTTGGTGCTTCGTCCCTTGGTGCCTGCTCAGGCACTCCAGCATCGACCCCGGCTGAGGATGCCACCGTGAATGTGGTTCAATCTGCTGAACCACAGTCCGAGGCGCAGGAGGAACCGGAGGGCCCCTCGGAAGCTGAGATCAAGGAGTACTTCGACAAACTAGCAACAGGTGACCCCAAAGTCGCAGCTGAGGCAGCCGCACTGGCAGCGCCCGATTCGAACGCGTTTGCCTACGCTACGTACCTGGCGGCCACATACCAGGCTGCTCGCGACGGAGGGTTTTCTTCTGAGAAAAGCACAGTCAACAAGATTGATGGTGGCTTCGAGATGTGCGCCGAGAGCCTAAACTCAGGAGACCCTTGCTCGGAGTACACGAACATCCAGCACGTTGGCGACAAGATCGCAGATTTTGACGCGGGTGGCGAGCCTCTGGCAGGGCGAATCTCGATGGGAAGCGGCGAAGCTCAGCCGTTAGGAGACATCGGAGAGGCGACTCTAATCGCGTCGTACAAGTCCATCAGCGGATATGTGGTTGCTGTGTTCGACGTGAAGTCGTCTTCGGAAGGGCTGTGGCTCTCGGCCACATACATGGCCCCAGATGGGCGCCAGTCACAATCGACCATGTACGACGGTCCGAACCAACTGGCAAACGGTGCGTTTGGGACGTTCTCCTTCATGTTCGAAGGAGCCGAATACGGTGGAAGCGTCATCCTTGAGCCCTTCTCGGAGTCCTCATACGACGTGGCCTCCACTACTTTTGGGCTCCAATAAAGGCATTGGATAAGAGCAACACCCCTGAGCCATTTGGCTGAGGGGCCTGGTTGCCTTAGCAGGTTTAGATGTTCGCCTTTTCCAAGATCAGGGCGATCATCACCGGGTTTTCCATGTGGCCTTTGAGGGCAACACTGCCGGTGAGCTTCCCATGGGTTTGGAACACCAGCCGTAGGGCTTCGTCGGGAACGAACACCACTTTGGTTGCTCCGTCTTCCAGGGTGGTTTCGAGGATGTCATTTCGGTTGTGGAAGGGCTCTGCGGCCCCGGCGTTTGTGCAGGCTTCGCGGATGTCGGCTTCTAGGCTGGGGGTGTAGAGGTTTCGCATGGTCGTTGCTCCTTGGCTCGAAGGCGGGTTTCAGATTTGGGTGAGGCACCAGGCGATGGCGTGGCCTGCGTCCTCGAAGGAGTCCCGGGCGTGGGTGACCAGGTCGAGTTTGCATTCGATGGCTGACCTTGAGGTGGAAAGCACCCCTGGGATGGGCTGTTCGGCGAGGCGGTAGACCCTTGCGTCATTGACTTGTCCTTCGCCTTTGATCCAAACCAGGTCGGAAACCAGGACGTAATCTCCGTGTTGGAGGACCGCCCCGTAGCAGCGATCCGTGTGCATCTGGAGGTTTTCGGTGGTCCAGGTGTAGGTCTCTTCGTTGTTTCGCATTTTCGGCTCCTTCGGTGTTGTTTGCGTATGTACATATAGCCATACGTTTCGCACACTATCCAGCCGGTTTCCCCAGCAATAGCAACGAAAACTGGAGATGTGTATCTCTAGGAAACAAGGGTGAATCGGCTTGCTTTCCGGGCACGGACAAGCAAGAAAACCACCCTCGTGGGGTGGCTTCTCGGTGCGGCGGTTGCCGGTTAGTTGGTTTCCTCGGTGGTCATGTTGTCGATGATGTCGTCGAACCAGCGGTCTTCCATGCGCAGGCGGAACAAGGCGAGTTTGCCGAGGTGGAGGCCTTCGAGGGGGAAGGTCAGGACTGTCAGGTCCGCGGGGAACGGGTCGGTCACCTCACCGTGGGTGGCGGCGTAGTTGTTGATGTTCTCCCCGGTGGTCTGCGCCCAGTAGGTGGGGGTGCCGATTCCTTCCTCGGCGAGCAGCTTGTTGTAGCCGTCGACCCATGCGTTTAGGTCGCCTCCGGCACCGCAAATCGTGTAGTGGCTTCCCTGGTAGGCATCCTGGTGGCTGGTGACATTCATTCTTGACTCCCTATTCTGTTGGTTGTCAGATTGACCGGTTAGCTGCGATTTCGCGGCTGATGTGCTCGACTACCTCGTCGTAGTCCAGGCCGAGTTTGCGGCAGTACTTGCCGAGTTCGCGGTGGATTTCCTGGCGCTCGATGCTCCATTCGACGTACCGGTTGAAGGTGTCTTGGAAGGTCGGGATTCTCAATTTCTTTGGCTCCTTTTTGGCTTGTTTGCGTATGTACATACAGCCATAGGTTCGCCACACTATCCAGCGGGTTTGCCCTGTAATAGCAACGATTTCTAGCGGCCTACGTCTCTAGGTTGCGCCCTGGTTTTAGGGTTGGTGGACGTGAGAAAACCACCCCTTCTTTTGGGGTGGCTTCTCGGGGTGAGTCGGGGTCAGTTGCGTTCGAGTTTGAAGGCGGGCCGCTCGCGGCGTTCACCGGTGAGGATGTCCACGAACCGTTCTTTCACGTTGGTGATTCCCGTCAGGTTCCAGCCTTGCTGGCAGATTCCCTGTAGGAAGGCCGCCATGCCCGTGTGACCGGCGCTGACCGTGAAAGTGTCGATTCCGAGGGCGTCGAGCTCTTTGGTCAGGCCCGGCAGGTCAGTGTCGGAAATGTACTCGGAGAAGTCGAGGTGCTCGTTCCCGGTTTCTTTGGTGACCACGTAGGCCCAAATAACTGAGGGCGAGTTGATTTCGGTGCGGGTGGCGATCTGGTTTTCCAGGGTTTCGGTGGTGTTCATATTTGGCTCCTCTTGGCTTGTTTGCTTGTGTACATACAGCCATAGGTTCCACACACTATCCAGCCGGTTTGCCCCGTAATAGCAACGATTCCTAGCGGTCTATGTCTCTAGGAGTCGTGTTGCTATCCGGCGTGATTGTCCATTTGTCTTCGCCGGGGATGAGGCCGAGGGTGGACCCCGAATCCCAGGCGACGTGGACGGTGCCGAGGTCATCAACGAACATGACGGTGCCCTCGCTACCAGCAGGCAGGTCCGAATACGGATCCGACGTGTAGACCAGGCGGACCCGCTGGCCGGGCTGTACGTTCTCGGTGCTCACGCTGTCACCCCCGCGGCCTGAGTTGGCTGGGGTGCTTGTGGCGCGGGTGGGTTGGCCCACGCCGCGTTGCCTTCAAGGTTCCCCATCAGGACTTTGCGGGCGGTTTTGTATTGGATGCCGATGAACCCCAGGCGCAGCAGGAGGCAGCGCATCGCGTACTTCTCATTCCCACCCGCTGGCGGCTTCGACGAAACGCGGCTGGCCTTCTTCGAAGCGTCGATCATCGCGGCCAGCAGTTGTGCGACGGCTTGGGCTACTTCCGGTTCGGGCACGCTTGTGAACCAGGGGAAGGACACTTGGTCTTCGGTGAACTCCACCGGCAGTGCCGGAAGGTCGAGGGCCTTAGTGATGAGGGTGCGTTTGGAGGCGAGCATGGCCACCAGGTTCGCCTGCGTGCGCTCATCCCACCCGGTAGTTGGGAACGAGAGCGTCAGCCCCACATCTTCCCGAGCGGCTTCCCCGGCGGATTCCTCAGAGGGTTCGTTGGAGGCCTGCGCGGGGGCTTCTTCGGCCGCCTGTTCAGGTGAGCCTGCGCTGCGCGACACCTTGTAGCCTTCCTGGGTGGCGACCGCTTCGATCAGGTCCACGTCCCGCGCGGGCAGGTCTGTGGGCCAGGTGACGGTCCAGTCGCGTTCCAGGGTGACGAGGCCGATTTGGTAGGCCATGCTTGGTGCCCCCAAATAGGTGGATTTGATGCCGCCAAGGACCGTGCCGATCACCTGGGCTAGGTGCTTCCGGGCTTGCTTGGCCTGTGGGGTGAACAGGGTTTTCATGACCGGCTCCTTCCGAGTGGCCCCACCGGGCGTGGGGCTTTTTGGTCATGTACATACACGCTCTACCCGGCACATATAGCAAGCCGGAAACCCCAGTGTTTTCAAGGGATTTCGCTCACTCACCTGCCCGTTGAACATCGCGCACCAAATCCAAATACGCGTACTCCCTGCCGCCGCGACTACAGGTGATCCCGGCGGCGTCTCCGGTGTGCTCGGCGTAGCGGCGCAGGATCACGGACGCATATTTTCCGTCGAGTTCCATCGCGTAACAGATGCGGTCGGTCGCCTCGCACGCCATCAATGTGGAGCCGGAACCGGCGAAGGTGTCGAGCACGATCGCGTTGGCCTGGGTGGAGTTCCCAATCGGATAAGCCAACAAATCCAAAGGCTTAGAAGTGGGGTGATCTGAGTTTTTGCGGGGCTTGTCGAAGTTCCACACCGTGGTCTGCTTCCGGTCCGCATACCAGCGGTGCTTCCCCTTCCCGAGCCAACCAAACAGTACTGGTTCGTGCTGCCACTGATACGGGGACCTTCCAAGGACGAGAGAGTTTTTCACCCAAATGCAGCACCCGGAGAGGTGGAAGCCCGCGTCAACGAAGGCGCGGCGGAAGTTCACCCCCTCCGTGTCCGCATGAAACACATAAGCCGAGCCGCCCTTCTCGGTCGCGGCAGCCATTTGAGTGAACGCGGCATAAAGGAAGTCGTAGAACGAGTCCGCCTGCATTTTGTCGTTCGCGATCTTCAACCCGTCGGAGGATTCGAAGGCGACGTTGTATGGCGGGTCGGTGAGAACCAGGTTCGCTTTCTTCCCACCCATCAACGCTTGAACGTCCGTCTCGTTGGTGGCGTCACCGCACACCAGGCGGTGTCGTCCGATGGTCCAGATGTCGCCGCGCTCCACAAACGCTGCCTCCTCAAGAGCGGCGGTGAGGTCAAACCCGTCGTCCTCCACCTCGGTCTCGTTGAGGGAGCCGATCATGGCTTGGATTTCCTCATCATCAAACCCGGTCAACTCTGCATCGAAGTCGCTGGCGTCTAGGTCTGCGATCAGGAGGGAGAGTTTATGTTGGTCCCACTCACCATTGATCTTGTTGAGCGCAATATTCAGGGCCTTCTCACGGGTCTCGTCCAACTCGACGACAACACAGTCCACGTCCTCGTAGCCGAGGGCTTTGAGGGCGGTGATGCGTTGGTGGCCTCCGACGACGCGTCCGGTGGTCCTATTCCAGATGACCGGTTCAACGTAACCGAACTCGTCGAGGGAACGTTTGAGTTTGTCGAACTCCGGATCCCCAGGCCCCAGTTCCTTACGCGGGTTGTAGTCCGCCGGAGTCAGATTACCAATCGGTATGGTCTTTAGCTGCATTTGCAAGGCGCCTCACCTCATTCTCCAACTGGCGCTTGTACTTGTACTCGTTCTCCCACGCGCCACCATCACCGAAGTGACCGTAGGTAGAGAACCTTGAGAGGCCAGGGCCGCGCAGATCCAAAGCGTCGATGATCGCTCCGGGGCGGAGCGGGAACACGGCGCTTGCGGCCTTCGTCAGCAGGGAGTCGGCGTAGAGGCCACTGCCTGCGGTGTCGACGCTGAACGCGACCGGGTCGGCTTTCCCAATCGCGTACGAGATTGCGACCGTCGCTTCCTCCGCCAAATCTGCGGTGACGATGGTCTTGGCGATTAGGCGGGCCATGTAGGCCGCGGACCGGTCAACCTTGGAGGCGTCTTTCCCGGAGAACGCGCCACCCCCATGAGCGGCCAAACCACCATAGGTATCGACGGCGAGTTTTCGCCCCGTCAGGCCTGTGTCTGCGGTTGGCCCGCCGAGCGTGAACTTCCCCGACGGATTCACCAAGACGTGAGCATTATCGGCGATGGGGAGATGTGGCTGGCAGGCGGGGCCGATGACGAGGGTCTTCACCTCACGCGCCAACTCGGATAAGTCTTTCTTCGCGTCATGATGCACAGACACCACCACCGCACACACTTCAACCGGACGGCCCGCACTGTCGTAGGTGATGCTGACTTGCGCTTTCCCGTCCGGCTTGATGCCCTTGATCAGCCCATCTTGGCGGGCTTTGTCGAGGCGCTTGCAGATGTCGTGGGCTAGGACCAGGGGTAGCGGCAGCATTTCTTTGGTTCCCGAAGTGGCGTATCCGTAGAAGGTGCCTTGGTCGCCAGCGCCCTGCAAAGCGAACGCGGACTCATCCCCGCCGCGCGCCTCCAAAGAAGTGGTGACCCCAGCCGAAATGTCTGGGGATTGGCGGCGCACCCGCACACGAATCCGGAACCGGCACGGCTCATACCCAGCCTTGATCAACGCTTGCCGAACAGAATCACGGATACGGGGGCGCACGCTGGTGGTGATTTCCCCGGCAACTGTGATCGTTCTTCCTGCGGCCAGCACTTCTACGGCGACGCGGGCGGTCTTGTCCTCCCACAGGATGTCGTCAAGGACCCGGTCGGCGATCAAGTCACACAGTTTGTCAGGATGACCAACACAGACGGCCTCAGCGGTTTTGACTATAGACATCAGAAGGTTCTCACTTTCAATGGTTGAAAACATGGGTAAACAAAAACAGCACCCCACGGTTGGGATGCTGCAAGAAAGAAGGTGAAGCGTGGGGGCTAGCTGCGGGCTTGGAGGAGTTTTTCCATCATGTCGTCACCCGGCGTTGAACCAGAGAAGTCAGTGGTGCAGGTAGCGCGCACGATCTCGTAAATCTCATACCAGTAAACGTTCGCCTGCTTGCCAAAACTCTGCGACATGGCAACGAACGGCGAAGCGATCGCCGCGCCCGTAGTGGGGTGCTTGCCGAGGAGACCGAACTTGGAGATCGCTTCCTCGCACTGGACGTAACGGGCGAAAGACTGCGCGTACGCCTCGATCAGGCGTTTAGCGACGAACTGGGTGCAGCCCCGCTGATCAAGCCAGTCCCAGGTTTCCCGGTAGACGAGGTCAGCGCCCAGGGGTTTCCCATCGCGCTGCTCCGCACTCAAGTAGCCAGAAGGCTCCGGCATAGGTTCACCAGCGAGGATCGCTCCGTCACCAATGTCGGCTCCCTCAAAATCGAACGGGTCTAGGTCTGGAACCCTCATCCGCGTAGCAGGCCGACCCGCCTGCAGCTTCTCATTCAACGCATCCGGTTTCGCGCCCGCTCGAACTCTGCGGCCACCACGGTTAGTTCCATCTTTCGCCATTATTTGTCTTCCATGTTTGCCTCGGCGACCGCAGAGGGAGAAACGAGTGCTTAGCCGCCCCGGCGACAACGAAGAGTTGTCGGAGCGCACTGATACTTTGGCGATGGAGCTCGCCGTGCATGCTGCGCACCAGTGTTCACATGGCGATAGTCCTCTGTCCGACCCTGCTCGCGAAAGGCAAGCATGCAGCAGCCTGATATTCCCCTAGTGCAAGTTCAGCTTGAGACAGTCAGTCCTGAGTTTGCTGAGTTGATTATTGAGTCCTCACCGCCGCCCGAATTCCTGGTCATTTGCGTTAACCTGGCGACCGAGATCGCCCACACGCCTGAGAACGCCAAACTCGTGATAACGGGCGACTTCGTTCAGTCCACAAGAGCAAGGTTTGGCGACACCAAGGCAGCGAACTCATACAACCTCTCACGAGGAGAGGGATTCGTCGGCGGGAAAACCATGAGAAACGGCGACACGTTCGATGTTCTCGTCCACGCTGACATGTTTGCGCAGGCGCTCGATTACCGCGCCAACCCAGATGCTGCTTTCACGTTCCTGAAGACGCTCGTCCACGAAATGAACCACGTTGCTATGTACCAGCGCGGCGAATCAACAGGGGAAGTGGAAAGCGAAAGTTGGAAGAGTGTAAACCTCCTGTCGTCAGCATCTGCGGTCATTGACGAATACAGAGCTGAACTAGGTGCGCTCACGAGATTGCCCACCGACGGCTCCGTTTGGAACCCCAGTGACGTCATTCTGTGGTTAGAGAAATCATTAATCGGTGTTGTGGCTGAGTACCAGTTGCACCTAGATGTCGAGCGTCTGGCCCTTGAGGTTGGTTCACAGGCGCTGATTGCGCTTAAGCAGTTGGCCTATTGCGTCGCCTACGAACAGAGTTCCGGAGACCGCCTTTCGCTTGAACTCGATGATCTCCGATACGCAAAAGCTCGATTGCGACTTCCGCAGTGGTTCGACAGCTTCCGCAAGATGCTAGGTTTGCTTCCTTCCGGTGAGAACGCCCTACCGCGAAGTGACGAACACGAAGCGATACGACGGCTGTCACAGGTAGTCGATGAGCACCTGCGGATTGTTGGGTTTGATTGGGACGAACCTATGTTTCAAATCGAGCGCGGCCTGCTGGAACTGCTCTGAAGATCAACGCGCGTTTCAGAGCAGGGAAAGCCTCGGTTCTCGGGCCAGGGGTCAATACCCTGTTTGATTCGGGAACTTTGCGCGCGGTGGGCCACCCCGCTGACGTGTGGGAGGGCCTGTAGAGATTCAGACCGCCCCACCCCTCCAAAACAGGACCAGGTTTCACTTCCCGGGGGCGGTGAAGGCCGCGTTTAGTACGAGTAGACCTTTCCCCTGGTGCTCCAGCGGTCTCCGTCTTTCGCGGATTGTCTTGAGTGGCAAGGCTTGCACAGGGATCGCAGGTTGCTTGAGTCGTGGGTTCCACCTTGGGACAGCGGGAGGATGTGGTGGACTTCCTGGACCGGGGTCAGTCTGCCGTCTGCTTCGCAGTCCTCACACAGGGGGTGATCGGCGACGTAGGCGGCGCGGATCTTTCGCCACGCGTGCCCGTAGCGTTTGTTGATCTCCGGGTCCCGCTTGAACTTCCGGTAGCGCTCGTCGGCCGCGCGTTGGTGGGCTTGGCAGTACGTGCCGTTGGTTAGCTCGGGGCAGCCGGGGGTTTGGCAGCCGCGCTTTGGATACCTCGGCATGACGTGTCCTCCCTGGGTGCCGCAAGGCCCCAAGAAGCCGGAGCCAGTGGAGCTTCTTGGGGCCTTGCGAGGTTTCCTACTTTTCAACCACTTACAGATTCCCATAGGGGAATGTCAAAAAGCATCCCCGGTTGGCGACACCTTTTGACGCTTGCCAATGAGCGTCCAGGTCACGCGCCGTACAGGACGGTGGCGAAGCGGCGAACTGCCCGGCTTTTCTTGTCGTAGGCGCTCTTGCGTTCGATGTAGAAGTGGTCGCTGATCTTCTCGATGGCTTCCTCACGGCTTCCTTCGCCGAGGAAGAACGTCTCCAACACGAACCGTTCATCCTCGGTTAGCCTCGCCCAGGCGGGCAGGAACCAGTCCAGGTACTCCCGGGCCTGACGCCTGCGTTCACCGAGGAAGTCGATCTTGTCCAGCGTCGCACAGACGCGTGCTTCACCGGCTTTCGGGTCGTGGCTGCTGGGCATGCCGTCCAAGCGCGGGCTAGCAGGGGCCGTGAGGTCGGCGCGCAGTTGATCCCCCATTTCTTCGGCTGGTAGTTCCGCCAGGCTTTCCATCAACGCGAAGTCCTCCAGGGCGCTGATGGCGGCCTTCCGGGTGTCGAGGTACTTGGTCATTACGTGCATTACTGCTCCTTACTGAGTTCGGTTTTCACGGCGTCGATCAACCGCTCCTGCGTGGTGTCTTTCGCCTCCAAAGCGGCGAGTACTGCCTCGTCGAGCGTGTCTTTTACCGCGAGGTGGGTGATGGTGACGGGCTGGTCTTGTCCTTGCCGGAACAGCCTGGCGTTCGCCTGCTGGTACAACTCCAAAGACCAAGTAAGCGAAAACCAGACGAGCAAGTGACCGCCCGCTTGTAGGTTCAACCCGTGTCCGGCGCTGGCGGGGTGAATCAACGCCAACGGAACCTCACCCGCATTCCACGCCGCAATGTCGGCGCTGGTTTTCAGTTCCCGGGCCTCGGGGAACCGCTCTTGGATCCGCGTCTTGTCGTGCTTGAACCAGTAGGCCACGAGAAGAGACTCGCCGTTGGCGGCCTCGATCAGGTCCTCGAGCGCGTCGAGTTTCCGGTCGTGAACCGTGACCGTGTCACCCTCTGCGGTGTAGATCGCCCCGGAGGCAAGTTGCAGGAGCTTCCCTGATAGGGCAGCAGCGTTGGCGGCGTCAATGACATTATCTTCGAGGGTGACCACCAGATCTTTCCGCAGCTCGTCATATGTGCGGGCCTCCCTCTCAGACATCTCCACCATGTGGGTTGTCACCGTCAGAGGCGGCAGCCGCAAATGGTCCGTGGTTTTCATGGAGATCGTCACGTCCGAGATCGCCCCGTAAATCTCGGCTTCTGCACCATCCCTGGGTTTGTAGGTGAACACCTGCATGCCGTTGCGCTTGTCCGGGGTGAACCAGCGGTTCCGGTAGTGCGTGATGTACCGACCCAAACGCTCGCCACCGTCAAGGAGGCGGAATTGTGCCCAGAGGTCCATGAGTCCGTTCGCGGCCGGGGTTCCCGTCAGACCGACGATGCGGGTGAGGTGGGGGCGGACGCGGGTGAGTTCTTTGAAGCGTTTCGCTCGCGGGTTCTTGAACGATGACAGCTCGTCAATCACCACCATGTCGAAGGGCCACGCATTCCCGTAGTGGGTAACCAGCCAGGGGATGTTTTCTCGGTTGATCACCGTCACCATCGCACCCTGGGCGAGAGCCTCCAGCCGTTGGGCTTTCGTGCCGACAGCGACCGCCATGGTGAGGCCTTCCAGGTGGTCCCACTTCGCCAGTTCCCCGGGCCACGTGTCCCGAGCCACCCGCAGAGGGGCGATCACCAAAATGCGGGTGACGGTGAAGTAGTCGAGGACCAACTCCCAGATTGCCGTCAACGAGATGACGCTCTTGCCTAAACCCATCCCAAGGAGCACTGCGGCTTCATTGTGGTCGAGAATGAACTTGGTGGCCTGGGCCTGGTAGTCATGCGGCTTGTAGCGCACGGGCAACCTCCTCTATCCCATCCAGGCTGTCTAGGACGGTGACTTGGAATCCTTGGTCGCGTAGTTGCTGGATCCTCAGGTTCTGGATGGGACGTGGTTTTTCGCCCGGTGCTTTTACCTCAACGAACACGACGTGTCCTCCCATCATGCATATCCGGTCAGGTACCCCGGTGGTCCCCGGGCAGACTAGTTTCCAGCACAACCCGCCCAGGGCCTCAATGCGAGCCTTCAAGACTGCTTCAATGTGTTGTTCTTTCAACGGTTTTCCTCTCACGATTTTCTTGAGGGGTGACGACCGGTGACGACCGCTATAGGACTTTCCTTAAGGAGCAGAAAAACATGGCTTAAGAAAAGTACGAAACGACCCGTCACCTCTCGTCACCCTTCGCACTGTTCAGAACTCAGATCCGCTATTTGGCGCGGTTTCTAGACCATCGAACTCGGAGCGGAGTTGCAGGCCGTTTACCATCACGCCGCGTTTGGTTCGGTGTCGGGTGTATCCGAGTTGTTCGCAGACGGCGTTGAAGTCGATCATTGGGCGCGCCCATCCGGAGGTGCGTTTCGCCCATTCCCGGTACGCCGCATACAACGGGCCACCACGCTCTTCGAGGCCGCTGCCGACTTCACAGCAGTCTTCGAGGAACTGGGCGAACCAGTTGTTTTCCTCCTGATAGGCGGCGGACGCTTCCACTACTTGGCGGGGTGGGTTGAGTTTGTAGTGTTCGGCGTGGATGAGTCTGGCGCCTTCCATGATCCAGGCGAGGATGGCGCCGCCTGCGTTGTCGTAGAGGTGGTCGGCGTAATTTTTGATGTCGGACTTGCCTTGGATTTTCGCTTCGAATGGCACCACGATGAGGCGCCGCCAAATGCCGGTGTCCATCGCCCCAACCCGCGGCAGGTGATTCGTGTACAACACGAGTTGGTGGGACGGCGTGTAGGCGAATGGGGCCTTGTACTTCTTCTCCGCATACACCTGGTCCGTGGAGGCAAGCTGTTTCACCACGGAGGTCGACAAGCGCACGCCTTCCTCGGACTCAGCAGCAATCAGTAGACGTTTCCCTTTGGCTTCAGCGAGCTCGGGTTTCACGTTGCGCATGGCACCAACCGTCAAAACGTCGGCGGACATGTTTCCCGCGTAGGAGCCGAGTACGCGGGCCACCGTGTTCCAGAACGTGGATTTACCGTTGCGGCCATCCCCGTAGGCGATGACGAGGGCTTCGACCATGACTTTCCCGATGGCGGCCAAACCGACGATGCGCTGCACGTAGCCGATCAACTCCGGGTCGCTTTGGAAGAAAACACTCAAGGCTTCACCCCAAATGTCTGCGCCCTCGATGCTGGGGTCGATGCTGGTCTGCTTGGTCAGTAGATCCGCCGCCGCGTGGTTACGTCCCGAAGATAAGCCTTGGCGGAGGTCGTAGGTCGCTGTTGGGGTGTTCAGCAGGTACGGGTCCGCGTCCAAAGCAGCCGGGGTGGTTTGCATGACCGGACGTGCCTCTTTCAGACAGGCGGTGATCGACTTGGACTCCCTGCGTTTCAACGCATACTTCCGATAGGTTTCAGCGTCCTCGTATTCGCGGAACACCGCCATCTGGGCGGGGGTGAGCATGCCGAGGAGTTTCTGCCGGGATGCGCCAAGGCCCATGAGGGCGGTGATGCCCGCGTTGTCCATCTTCGCGCGCACCGACTCCACCAGGCTCTCTGCTTCTTCGAGTTGTCGGTCGGTTAGGTCTTGGGCGACGCCTTGAGCGTCGGGGGCGGATTCTTCCCAGAACGCCCCGTTGTATACCAGCCAATCAGTGGCAGGCGAATATCTGAGCCGGTCTGCGTATTCTTCGGCCATGGTTGCGGCCTGCCCAACATCTGTCATATCCCGAGGCCGCAACGATGTCAGGTTCGCATACGCCTCCGGCGACAAGTAATCCGGGTCGGCAGCGATCTTCGTGGCGAATCGGGTGGCGGACCGCCAGATCACTTCCAACTCCGCGTCCCCCAAGGGTGGTCTGCACAGGTCGGCTTTGCGGTCGAACAACTCTCGCGCCTGACCGGTGTTGCCGTAGCGGATGAGGACCCGGGCGGCGAAGCGGGACATGGTGGAGTTCCTGGAGCCTTCCCCAATGGCCTGGGTGTCGGCGTCGAACTGGGCAAACAAGTCCTGGTCTTGAGCCGCATCAAGCCAGGCATCCACCGTCTGCGCAGCATCAACCATGGTGACTTCGGGGTTGTGGGTGCCGAAGATGAACCGTCCCGCATCCAACGCTTGACGGTCAAAGAACTCGAACCGTCCAGCCAGGAGGCGCTTGAGTCCCGCATATTCCTTCGCGTCTGCGGTCGACGTTATCGGGAAGTAGACATGGAACCGGGGTCTCGCCACTGCGATGCCCTTGGGTCTCATGTGGTTGCGGGAGGTTGCCGTCATCAACGCCACCCCAGGCAACAGGGCCGCCAAATCATCGGGCGCAATCCAGTCCTCTGGGTCCTCCGAGTGGTCGTTGTCAACATCCATGACCAGACAGTCTGCGGTCTCATAGTTGGCGTTGCCTCGCAGATTCCCCTGGTACTGGGCGGCAACGTGATCCCACCGGACCGCGTCCGCCAACTCATCGGGACTGGCGATGGTGAGTTTTCGCGGATAGTGCTTGTTGTGTTGGTGGCCTGCGACGTCAGCGCAGAACAAGGTCATTGGTATCATCGCTCCTCGCCTCCGAGGGCAAGATCTGCGTAGGTGGCGATGACTTGGGCCTGCTGTGCGGCCAGGTTTTCTAGGTCGTTGATGAGTCGGTTCTGGACCTGGATGCGCTCAAGGCAGGCGATCAGAAAGTCGATGTCGCCAAGCAGTTCTTCGGCGCTTGGGGTGCCTTCACTATTGGACATAGGTGTTCCTCACTCGGGCAGCCGGTATTTCCGGCCTCGTCTCTTAGACGGGCAGGAAGCAGCGAGTTAACCCCCAAAATGCAAGCTGGCGTGTACGCACACTTGCGAACACCAGCGGGGGCCGCTACTGTTGAGCGTGTTCGCAAACATGCTTACATTTGAGAGGAGGCGAACCCGTGGAAACCGACGTATTCGCGTTCGGCGAGTTCATAGCGACCCGCCGGAAGGAGCGTGGAATCACGCTGCGTGGTTTCGCAGAAAAGCTTGATATTGCTCCGGCATACCTGAGTGATATTGAGAAGGGGAGGCGCTACGCGCCCGCACACAAACTGGACGAGATTGCTCGGCTTCTGGTTCTCACGACCACAGAGCGTGAGCAGCTCTTTGATTTAGCGGCTCGCACCCGCGATGACCAGGTGTCTTCAGACCTGTCGGGGTACATCATGGAAACCGACATGGCACGGGTGGCATTGCGCCGGGCGCGCGATGCAGACCTTTCCCCCGATGGATGGGAAAAGGTTCTGAGAGTCATTAGCGAAGAAACCACGCACCAGTAAGAGAAAACAGAGAAAGAGGAGCCTACTTTTGCATTTTGTATATTCGGCGGCTGAGTTAGAGGCCATTGCCGTCCAGACTCTCTCGGAGTATGGAGGCGCGGCAGCGGTAGACAGCCGGGAGCCTTTGGATGTTGATGCTTTTGCTGAGCTGTTCCTAGGAGCCACGCTCGACTTCGGCAACCTGTCAGCCGATGGACACACCGATGGATTCACGGCGCTCTCCGACGGCGTCGTGTGCTTGTGGGATCCTGCGCGGGGCACACATCAAATGGTCAAAACCAAGAAGAAGACGATCTTCCTGGACGTCAATGCTAGCCATGAGGGCCGTGGTCGATTCACACTGGCGCACGAGTGCGCACACATCATCTTGCACCGTCCGCTCGAAGCAGACTTCTCTCCCGGGGAGGACGCGGTGCTCACCCGGGTGGATCTAGGATTCAAGACCCGCCCTCGTTCCAACCCATGCGACCCGGCCGCTGGGGAAAGGTGGCGCGAGTGGCAGGCTAACCATTTGGCTGGCGCGCTCCTTATGCCCATTCGTCCCGTACTTCGCATGCGGGCGGAGTACTTCAACGATGACCCCCTCGACATGGTCGCTCAACCCTTGAGTGACAGACTCATGGAGACTTTTGGGGTTTCACGCTCTGCGGCGCGCACTCGTCTTTCCCACCTCACGGGATACGAGCTCACCGCTCCCGCGGTCGCATAACCCCTACAACTTTGGCCACCAGAGTTTGGTGGCTATTCATTTACCCTAAGTGTTCGCAACTCCGCTAACACGCTAACTAGATGATTGGAGAACGTAGTAATGCTTCCACCCCATGGCCAATCCCTCGAGCCACCGCTCGACCACCTAGAGGTCGTACGTAACGCGGCGGGGAAAACCATCGCCAAGGTTGATCGCTGCAGCCAGCGCATTGAGATTGTCCAAAAGAACGCCCGCTCAACCTTGTGGTTCGAGAACGGCCAGTTCTGCCAAACACACGAACCCGCACCATGCAACCCCCCGCGCCGTCGACCACAAACATGTGGGTCCCTGACGTGACCCCTTCCCGCTAACCAACTGTCTCTCAACTAAATAGCTGTGATCCGCAGAGCCGCTAGACGGACTAGGACACCAAAGAATCCCTTCCCTGGGGTTTTGGTGTACTGGTCCGTCTTTTTGTTCCCCGCGGATTAAGAAACGGCCCTTACGGATCACCCGATCCGTAAGGAGCCGAAATGAAACTGCACGTCCTGTGCGACCAAACCACCATCGAAGTGGAAGTCACCGACGCAGAAATCCAAGTGATGGTCGACAACGACCTCGAGCTGCGGCGAAAGGAGGATCCGAACGCTGCGCCGCGAAGCATCGAAGAGATTGTCGAGACGGTCCTGAACGCGCCTGAGCGTTCAACCCACCGTCGCCACCGCGACCACAACTACACGATCAACACGCCCACCCGCACCGGTGATGACTTCGCTGATCTCATCCCTTCCAACACGGGATTAGCCGAAAGGATCCGCATCGGCGAAGAAGGGCTCGACGAAGAAATCCTCGACACCATGGAAGGGGAGCGGACCTCCCAGGCCCTTGTCTCAGCCCTGCAGGCACTGACCAAATCCCAACGCGAACTAATCGAAGCGCTCTACCGCGACAGGGTGCCCGCCAACGAAATCGCCGCCAGTGACGGTGTCTCTAAGTCCGCTGTGACCGGACGTAAACGCCGGGCGCTCGAAGCTCTCAGACGCGAACTTTCCAAGCGGGGGGTTAACTCCCTGCCTGCTCGCCGTCTTAGAGGTGACCGGCCCGAGTGGCCCACACCGAAAGGACAAAACGCATGAGCGACAAAATCAGCATCATCATTGATGCACGCAGCAAACCCACCAAGAAACCGTGGTGGCAACGGCTGTTCTCCCGCCGACCACACCCTCCTGCCCACGCCGCCGCCAAAACCCGCACCACGCTGAACCTGACCGAACTAGCTAAAGCCGCAGGCGTCATGGGTGGTGGTTCTAAGTGATCCCGATTCCCGCAGCAAACAAGATCATCGACGGCATCAACCAAATCAACGAAGGACTTACAGAACTATCCCGCTGGGTTGAGGAGCAGGCCTTCGATGGAATCGAGGATGAGTACGCGTTGGCGGGCGGACGCCCCCGCACTCCCGTCGAGACCGCACCGAGCGAACAACCCGCCGTCGAAGCTGAACCTGAGGCTTCGGAACCGGCAGCGACTTTGGTGGAGGTTCGCACCGCCCTGTCTGCCTTGTCGCAGGCGGGCAAGACCGAGCAGGTGCGCAGCCTCATCGAAGCAACTGGCGCAGACAAGCTCAGCGCGGTTCCCGAGGACAAGTACGCGTGGCTGATGGCCCGGGCGAAAGAGATCTCTGATGCCTGACCAACACGCACTTTTGTCGGCATCGGGTGCGCACCGGTGGATGAACTGCCCGCCTAGTGCCGTCCTCGAATCCGGTGAACCCGGGTCGACCTCGGACGCTGCCGAACAAGGCACCGCCGCTCATGCCCTCGCGGAGCACAAACTCCGTAAAGACATGAAGCAGCGGTCCAAACGGCCGGTGTCCCCACGGCAGGACGACGAGATGGAGGAGCACGCCACCGACTACGCCACCTTCGTTCTCGAACAGCTATCCGCTGCCGAGGAGACCTGTCCCGACGCGCAGCTCCTGATTGAGCAGCGTTTGGACTTCTCTCACCTGGTTCCTGGTGGCTTCGGCACGGGTGACGCGGTGATCATCGCAGAACCCCGCCTGCAGATCATCGACCTGAAATACGGGTTGGGAGTCCTGGTCGAGGCGGAGAACAACCCGCAGTTGATGTTGTACGCCCTCGGAGCGCTCCACGCGTTCGAACCGCTCTACGACATCAGCGAAGTCTCCGTGACGATCTTCCAGCCCCGGCGCGGCAACATCTCCACCTGGACCATCAGCACCGAAGAACTGCTGACGTGGGCGGAAACCGAGGTCGCCCCCAAAGCGGCTCTCGCTGCTGCAGGCGCGGGCGAGTTCCACTCTGGCTCCTGGTGTCAGTTTTGCAAACTGGCACCGACCTGCAGAGCGCGGGCGGAAGCCAACTTGGAACTCGCCAGGCTCGAGTTCGCGCCACCGGCGGAGCTAACGGATGCGGAGATCGCGGAGGTCCTCAAACAGATCCCGCTCCTCACCAAGTGGGCGTCCGACGTGGAGGCCTACGCGGCATCTTTGGCGATCAACCAAGGCAAGCAGTGGCCCGGATTCAAGGTCGTCGCAGGCCGCTCAATACGCAAATACAAGGACGAAAAGGCCGTCGCCGAAGCCGCGAAGACCGCGGGTTACACCGACATTTTCGACCGCAAACTCATCGCGCTCACCCAAATGGAGCGCCTCATGGGCAAGAAGACCTTCACCGAGATCCTCGGGGACCTGGTCATCAAACCCCAAGGGAAACCAACCTTGGTTCTCGAAACCGATAAGCGACGCGCTTTGGACACCCGGAGCGCCGCAGACGAATTCACGAAAACAACAAAGAAGGAGAAATAGAAAATGGCAACTACAGATACTCGCATCGTGACCGGTGAAGTCCGACTGTCCTACGCGAACATTTGGGAACCCAAATCCATCCAGGGAGGGGCACCGAAGTACTCCGTGTCCCTGATCATCCCCAAAAGTGACCAGGCAACCCTGACGGCGATCAACCGCGCGATCGACGCCGCAATAGAAGCAGGGATCGCGAAGTTCGGCGGTAAGAAACCCAACAAGGCCGCCCTCAAACTCCCACTGCGCGACGGGGATGTGGAAAAGGATGACCCAGCGTACGCGGGCGCGATGTTCCTCAACGCCAACAGCAAGACCCCACCCCAGATTGTGGACGAGAACGTCGCGCCGATACTGGACCGCGCCGAGGTGTACTCAGGCTGCTACGGCCGCGTTTCCCTGAGCTTCTATGCGTTCAACACGAACGGGAACAAGGGGATCGCCTGCGGCCTGGGAAACATTCAAAAGACCCGCGACGGGGAACCCCTCGGTGGTGGCCATGTCTCCGCCGCCGATGATTTTGGTGCCAGCGCCGACTTCCTCGCCTAGTCACTAACCAACGCTCGTGGGGCGATGACCAACCTGGCCATCGCCCCACAACCATTTACCTGAAAGGCAGGCGGCATGGAGACCATCGCTATCGATCTGGAAACCCGGTCCAGCGTCAACCTCACCAAATCCGGCCTCCACAAATATGCCGAGAGTCCCGACTTCGAAATCCTCCTCTTCGCGTATTCGACAGATTGTGGGCCGGTGCGTGTCATAGATCTGGCAGGCGGGGAGATCCTGCCGCCAGATATCTTGGCCGCCCTCATAGATCCCAACATAACGAAAACAGCGTTCAATGCCGCGTTCGAGAGAATCTGCCTCTCATCCTGGCTACGCCGACATCACCCAGACACGCTCTCCGGCCACGGTTTCTTGGATCCTGCTCAGTGGCGGTGCACCATGGTCTGGTCCGCATATCTTGGCTTGCCAATGAGTTTGGAATCGGTCGCCCGAGTCCTCTCCCTTCCCGTGCAGAAAGACACCGCGGGGAAGAAGCTCATCAAGCAGTTCTGCCTGCCCCAAGCCCCCACCGTGCTCAACGAGGGAACCAAGTTCAACCCGCCCACCTCCGACCCGCAAGCCTGGCAACAATTCAAGAACTACAACCACAGGGACGTCGAAGTAGAGATCGCGATCCAAGACCGCCTCGCTTCGTTCCCCATGCCGGAGGTGGAGTGGGAGGCTTATGCGTTGGATCAGCGGATCAACGACCGGGGTGTCGCCCTCGACCAGACCTTGGTCGACAATGCGGTGCGGTGCGCGACAGGCCACCACGACAAATCCATGGCCCGGGCCCAAGACCTCACAGGCCTAGAAAACCCGAACTCACCCCTGCAACTCAAGGAATGGCTAATCTCCCAGGGCTGCGACATCGGGGGTCTGACAAGACAAGAGGTATCTCGGGCGCTGGAGTTATCTGTTGGAGATGTGCGAGAAGTCCTGAGACTGCGCTCAGACATGTCCAGATCCTCCACCAAGAAATATCAGGCCATGCAGATGGTCGCGGGAGATGATTCTCGCGCCCGCGGCCTCATCCAGTTCTACGGCGCAGGCAGAACCGGCAGGTTCGCCGGACGCCTCATCCAAGTACAAAACCTCCCCAGAAACTACCTGCCGGACCTTGAATCTGCGCGGGGCCTGGTGCGCGTTGGCCACTTCGACGCCCTGGAACTGCTCTACCCCTCAGTGCCAGACACGCTCAGTCAGTTAGTACGGACCGCGTTTGTTCCTGCTCCGGGGCACAGGTTCATCGTCGCTGACTTCTCTGCGATTGAGGCCCGCGTGATCGCCTGGCTCGCCGGGGAAGACTGGCGCCTCGACCTCTTCCAAGCCGGAGGCGACATCTACTGCCAATCAGCCAGTCAAATGTTCGGGGTCCCCGTTGGCAAACATGGCCCAAACCCTGAACTGCGCCAAAAAGGCAAGATCTCCGAACTGGCCTGTGGCTACAACGGGTCAGTTGGGGCGTTGAAAGCCATGGGCGCCCTCGAAATGGGCCTGAAAGAGGAAGAGCTCAAACCCCTGGTTGACGCGTGGCGCGCCTCCAACCCCAACATCGTGGGGCTGTGGGCGGACGTGGAAGAAGCCGCCATCCAAGCCATCACGACCCACAGCAGCATCACCTTGCACAACCTGACCTTCGCCGTGCGTTCGGGGATCCTCTTCATCACTCTGCCATCGGGCCGCCAACTCGCCTATGTACAACCGAGCCTGGGGGAGAATCGGTGGGGCGGCACGTCCATCAACTACTGGGGTGTCGGTGCGGGCAAGAAATGGCAGAAGCTGGAAACCTACGGCGGGAAACTGGTCGAAAACATTGTGCAGGCGATCGCGCGGGACCTCCTCACCCATGCCCTCAAGCTCTTAGACGACGCCGGGCACAAGATCGTGATGCACGTTCATGATGAGGCCGTCATAGAAGAGCCTCTTACTTCCTGCGTGACCGTCGAGCGCATCTGTCACCTCATGGCCACACCACCAGCCTGGGCCGACGGCCTCCCACTAGACGCTGACGGGTACGAATGTGGCTTCTACAAAAAGGACTAGTCCACACACCGGATCTGAGCGTGAGCACGCAACGCGGATCAACAGGCTAAGAGCAGAGAAGACGCGAGCCACGCGAGGCGCAGCCCACCAAACGGGGAGGTCCGTTCACCCTGTCCGTACGGCCTGGAGATAAGGCGGCGCCACATATAACCGATATGCGCCGAGCGGGAGCCCTTCCTTCCAAGATCGAAGGCACCACAACCGCGTAGAGAGCAGTGTCGCGCTACAGAGGGTCGTGGTCGTAGTCGATGAATTGGACAGACTGGTCGACCTCCAAAGTCGTCTTCGCGCGAGTCTTTTCGTTGATCACGCTAACGGAGATGGGAACACCCGCTTGGAGCTGCCGACGAAGGTCCGAACGCGCCTTCTCGGCGTCAGCTCTAGTAGCAAACACCTGAAAGTAGGTTTCGCTTGTATTGAGGTCAGTGAAGTGAATCATGGGCATGTCGAAAACGATATCACCGCCAAGCTCTGCGGACAGTACTCCGTCGCCGTGCCGAGGATTAGCTCGTAATGTCCGCTCCGGTCGCACCATCGAAGCAGTGGGCAGGGTTCCCCCTACTCAGGACCAAGCCGGGACTCGCACCCAAAGAAAAAAAGAAAACAGCCACGGATGCGCGATCAATGAGAAAGCCTAGCGACTACAATTTCTCCTGGATCGATGGCAACATGTCATGATACGAAAACCGCACAGGAGGAAGTATGGGTGATCCGGTAACTAAAGCGGACTTGAATGTTCGGACAAACGTCCTGCTGATCCTTCAGGAGCGAGGGTGGAGCATCGTCGACTTTGCAAAAGTGACCGGGATTCCCACCTCGCGGCTGCAGCAACTACTTGAGGCCCAGGAATCAATGGATCTCAGAGATGTGTGGCTCATGGCCGGTGTGCTGGGAGTTCAGGTCGCAGACCTGGTTTACGCCGGCCCCACCGACTCTGAGGACGGCGTCTGAGAAACTCCGCGCGCTCGCCAGGCGCCGAACGTCATCTCGGGTTTCTCTTCCATCTTCCACATCTTGGGGCCCTGACATGAAGACCCTTGAAGGACCCCGCCCGCCCCGCTCGGCGACCCAAACTGCACATCTCTGGACAGGACGCCGATGCCGTCGATCAGCTCGATTGCCCCATCTGCCAAGAGCTTTTCATGCCGCGCGCGCAGGTCGCCATAGCTGCGCCTAACATTGGCGGTTCCAGGTTTGCCATCCCACTCGGCGACCACCTTCGAACCTTTCAAGACAGTGAACTCTCCGTCAATCTCCTGGGCCCTCAGGCTAACTCCGCGTTTTTGGTTGGTAAGAACGAAAACTGGGGACTCTCGGTTGACCCCCTGCGCCGTTCCTTCTTCGCTGCCCCCCGACTGGGGGCGTCCCTGCTGCCCCGGGGTCTTCGCGTTCCGTCCCCGAATAACGTTGACGCCCAGCACCGGTAGAACGATCTTGAGCTGCTCAAGGAAGTAGTTCATGGAAGCGCGGTCAGCTTCAGGCAGAGGCGGAATGCGTTTTCCTCCGTTGCTGTTTTCCAACGTAGCCCGGTCGGCCGCGAGCGCCATCTGTATTAGGCACGCCTCCAAATACTTGGCGTGAGCCTTAGTGAGATGGGATCCGTTGGACGTGACTACGATTGCTCGATCCCAGAACGGCTTGTTGTGCTCGTGCTGCCTCAAACGGTCGGCGACCATCCCCTCGCCGATGTACAGACGAACCCGGTCGCTACCCTCGGCGTCTTCACCGAGTAGGAAATACACCCCCATTCGTTGTGCTTCCTCGCGAGCGAGAAGGGCAGACAGATCCGAGCGTATCGCCGACAAGACAAAACCCGACCAATGCTCCGGGATCTCCGCAGTCGTCAGGCCACCAGTTGTTCCTTCGACAAGAAACAGTTTGATCTGTTTTCCACTCACGCAATCATTCTGCCAGGAAGACACGTACCGTCACTCAGTATTGATTGCAGGGTAAGTCCAGGACAAGCCAAGCATCGAGGGCACCGCCGGACCGAGGCGTGAGCAGAACCCTTAGGGACAGGGCCACACCCCCGAGAACACCCGGAGATGTGGCCCGCGCGAGCCTCCTAGACGTTGAGCGCCCGACGGAGCGTGACCGCGTCCGCAATGACATCTCCGGCATCAATGAAAACTGACCCGTCATCGAGTCGCGTACCAATCCCCTCCTCGACCAAAATGTCACCCCGGGGGCGCGAGGCGCCCTGCTGGGATTCCAGGATGTCGTCGGCGGGTACCAGCCAGCCGCCTGCGTGAGCGTAACCAGCAGGGAAGACTCGCGCACCCTCGGCCGGGGATATCTCCGCGTTCTTTGTAATTGACCTGCCCACGGGTTGAGGCCAGTTGCCGATCGCCTCGGCGATCACCTGATACGTGGTGCAGGCACCAACGTCCGCCAAAGCCTCCACAATCTCCTGGATCCTAGCCTTCGGGCCCGGCAGACTGCCAGATCTCACTTGGATGTCATAGCCCGGAGCCAGATCGACTATGAGGCTACCGTCGGCCAGAAGCCGTACTTGGTGCGGTCCAACCTTGATGAGGTCCTCATTCGCACGAGACTTCAGCTCCTCAAGGGACTCGGGAGGAAGCGCCTTGAAGGCGCTCCCATCACCCTGTTTCCAATATGGGCCGTCTTCACTCAGACGCTGGCCGACCAGGTCCGCATAAGCGGGAAGCGGCTGAAGCTCATACGCCAGGCGCTCCGGCCACTCATGATCCGGCGCAACGGACAGGGTGCGGAACACGCCCTTGATCTGGTTCCTAGCCACCGCGATCACAATGTCTGCGCTTTCGAGCATGCCCTTCTGCTTGTCGCCCTGCGGTAACCAAGCGCGCTCAGCGGCGGCAATTGCACTGCCGCGTTCACGTAACGAGCGAGACACGTTAACCAACAGCACGTTGGGTTCGAATTCATACATTTCAGTTATCCTTAATGTGAGCAAATTGGGAGCGTTACGCTCCCACTGGTCATCTACTTGGTATCTAACCTGCCAGTTCGCTATCAAGTAGATAACCAGTACTCTATATCTTTTTTGCCATTTTGCTACCCAGCAGTATTCTCTTGGAGCGACACGACAGGCAAGCATCTGCGGTTTGTCCCGGAATGACAACGATTCTCGGCGTCGTGTGAATCACGCCACTATCCTTCAGGCGCTCGCGGACTCGCGCGGTTCGGAACCCCAATAGGCACAGAGCGCACTGTGCGCAGCTCTTGACTACCGGTGCCAGTAAGGCAACGCGACCGAGTAAAATCGTTTTGTATCTCTAGCGGCACGGCTTTCGAGCATGCCCCATTGGTACGCAAGGTGCACTCGAACTGCTCCCAGGGGCACCCTCGATCGCAGCTTCCTGATCAGTTCCCGCGACTTGCACCTTTGGGTGGAGAGAGCAAACATGTAGATGACCGACCGGAGGTGAGTTGACATTTGAAAAGCTGGCATTTATCCAACGCAGATGCTCTTGATGTCTACAGCGAGTGGGACACACCCGACACGATCATCAGCGACGGCGCCTACGGTGTTGGAGGCTTCCCGGGCGACCCCCGAACCCCTGACGAGCTAGCGAGCTGGTACGAACCTCATGTGAAGCAATGGTCGGCGCGGTCAACTCTCGCCACCACCCTCTGGTTCTGGAACACGGAAATCGGCTGGGCCAATGTGCACCCACTCCTGGTTGCCAATGGATGGACGTATGAGTTCACCAACACATGGAACAAGGGCCTAGGCCAAGTCGCAGGCAACGTGAACTCCAAAACTATCCGGCGTTTCCCGGTGGTGACCGAGGTGTGCGTCTTCTACACCCGGACGCCCCTGATCAAGCCCGCGACCCAGGACTCTCCTGAAGTCCACATGAAGCAGTGGCTTCTCGACGAGTGGAAGCGGACTGGCCTGCCGCGCCGCCTTGCTAACGAAGCCTGCGGCGTCAAGGACGCGGCAACGCGCAAGTATTTCGACCAAGGTTGGCTCTGGTACTACCCTCCTGTGGAAACGATGATGAAGCTCGTCGATTACGCCAACGCCCACGGTAGCCCCGAAGGTCGGCCCTACTACTCGTTGGATGGAACACACCCCGTTACTGCCGCCGAATGGGCAGCAACGCGCTCTGTTTGGAACCACGAGCATGGGATAACCAACGTATGGGACCGTCCCAGCCTCCGAGGGAAAGAACGCTACCGAGGGAGCATGCAGCGGTCCGCGCCCAGAACGCATAACCCGACGTCGATGAGCGCAAGTCACCTGAACCAGAAGCCGCTTGACCTTATGCGGCGAATAATCTTGGCAAGCACGAACGAAGGGGGCGTCGTCTGGGAGCCGTTCGGAGGATTGTGCACGGCGAGCGTCGCGGCTGCTGAAACGGGACGTGCGTCTTGGAGTGCAGAGATCGACCCGTCCTTCTTCGCCTTAGCTAATGAGCGTCTGTCGACTCGAGCTGAATCGCTGTTTTAGGCTCAGCGACAAGCATGTCGTCGTAGAGCCCTTTTATGGTCTCCTCTGCGCTCGCGCGTTTGCCGTCATCGGCCTTTGTCAAGTCTGAGAAGACGTCCTTCCAGTCCTTGATCGTCCGTCCGAGATACGCGGAACGCATGATCCGGCTCTTGAAGTCCTCAACAACATCGTTGTCTACCCGGTCGATCTTCGCGAAATTGGTATCCAGTCGGTACGAAAGGTCGCGCATTAGTTCGGCGGCCTCGGCTTGTGCTTGCGGGGTGTGGGGAGCCTGGTCCGTGTAGGTCCGCGTCAGCGCGTCAGCTAGTGCGCTGGGATTCACCTCCTCCGATTCCTTCTCCTGCAACTTGTACCCGTTTACGTTCGACTGTTGGAGGTTCCTGGTTCGGTCGGTGGTGTCGTTCGGCTCTATGGTCAAGTAGCGCGGCGGCTGATGGTAGTGAGTATCTCGGCTGCTGGCCAACTCTTCGCCTGAGACCGTGAGCATGCCGAGAACTTTAGGCTGTCCCAGAATCAGGTTACTCATGCACCAGGCGACGATTACCACGTTTACGTTCTTGCCCTGGAGCAGGTTCAGAGACTCCCTGAACCTACCCGTAATTTCCGTGCTCATCACGTACCACGCCTTGATCTCGTATCCCGCATAGATCTCGTGTGTCTCGCTGTCACGCAAGACCGCATCGGGAAAGCCCGGGTCCTGGCGCACCCATTCGTAACCATCTCCAGCGTGGCGGCTGAGGGTTGACGCAATGCGCTGCTCCATCAAGTTACCGACCATCGGGCTCAGCTTGCTCACGATTCGAGCTAGGAACGGAGCTTCTTCAGTTTCGACGCTGTTGATGAAGATTGCGTCCACATCCTCTCCAACCAGAGAGGACAGCGCATGGTCGGCCAGTTCAAGTTCGCGCGCCAAGTCTGCTTCGTTTGGAATGTGCATAAACACAAACCTATTCGTAATTTCCGCGCCGCGGGCCTCCAGTCACGGCGTGTCTTTGGCCCAACCAGCGCACCACGTTGGGACGATGAAACAACCGGACACCGACGCGTCAAATCACGATCTCTGGCTCCCAGTTCGGTGAGCAGGGAAAATCGTCGTCGGAGTGCCATCCCGTCGCGTTCTGCCATGGAGGGGCCGTCGGCAAATCCCGGCCGTCCCACCGCCATACGTCGGGATGCCGCCGCGTGCTGCTCGTCGTAGGGCGTGCGGCGTAGCCGAGCACCTGACCAGCGGGAAGCGTGTAGTGCCACCAGACACCCTCGTCACCCTGCTCACAAGCGAAATCCTCTGGCTCCAAGCCGTGTTTTCGCGCTAGGCCGGGCAATTCTGCGCTCGGATCGAAATGACTGAAGGGAACGAGCAGGCCAGTCGCGTAGCCACTATCGAAATCGTAGGCGAAGTTCAGCAACTCCCTTACTTGCCTGTCATCGACGAGCCTTCCCTTCTCATCGACACCCGTCACCCCCGCCACTCTCTCATCATGTTGGGAACGGAAATGCGCCCCCAGATCATCAGCCAGGCGCGGGAAATACTCGGCCAAAGCAGCGACCAGAACGATTGCCTTCGTGGAATTGACCTTAGTTGCGTATCCCAAATCCCGCCCGTGCATCACCCCATGTCGCGAGACCAGCCCAAATGACCCTGAATCATTGACGCTTTCCGAAAAGACCTTCCGTACCACCGGCAAGCTCTCTGCCATCCCCGCCAGAGTGGCGTCATCCATGTATGAGTCGGCGTTTGCCTTGGAGAAGAACGACTGGCCCGTCAAGTCCCGTGACAAGCCGTCGATCTGCGCGAAGATTATCGGAATGGACGCCTCGTAAGCACCCGCGAAGTGGTGCTCAATGGCCTTGTCGATGAGAGACACCCGGTCCCACAAGACCTGCTTGAACGGGAAATAGGAATTCGACCAACGGCGTACGGGCGCAGCCGCGTGGCGCAACATTTCCTTGTTGTTCGAGTTCCAAACTTCTGTCAGCGCCTCGTCAATTTCTTCTGAGGTCGCGCCCTCCTCCAACAGTCTTAACACTCTGGAGGTTCCTTCTTGATGCCAACGCCCATGTACGGCCCAACCAAGGGGTGCAAAACACTTGACCGCTCCAGCGACCTGTCCAACAACGGGGTGCCGGGAGACACCTAAGCGTCGCGCCACTTCGTTCTCAGTCTCGTCGGCCATCTGCTGCTCCCTCTCTACGCATTGCAATCTTCGTCGCTCCGCCGCCCCGTTGACAGTCGGTGCCCCTCAGAGACCCAAGAGGGCGCGGCGCAGGAGGGGGCAAGCGCACTTGGGGCGCACCGCGCCGCAACGGCACCGTCTAGTCTGAGATTATAGGGGAGGCGCGCCCACGCCAGCGGACGTCACCCCGCGATTCCGCGTCTGAACATGGTGGGTAACCAAACCTGCGGGCCGTGGGCTGCCGCGCTTGACAAACCCTGGGAAGGAGCCGAAATGAAAGACCCTGCGATTACCAGCAACGAAGGTGAATGCGCTCCCAATGACCCCCAGAGCGTGAAGGAAATGACGCTGGAGGAACTACAAGAAGCGATTGAGGACAAGACCCACCCCCGACACAAGGAAGCCGTCAAGCAGAGCAAGGATTTGGCAGACAAGATGGTCCCCGCACTGCAGTCGCTCCAGCGACAGGTGATGTCCCAAGTAGACATGAACAAAACCCTCAAGTCCATCAGCGAATCAGTCGTACCAAGCGCGGTTCTTGACGGCCTCCAGGAGTCAATCACCAAGATGGCAAACGCGTCCGTTCCTGCGATCCGGATACCGGAGTTGAAGGGCGGCCCAAAGTGCACGGCGGTAGACCTTGAAACCCCGGCTCTAGCTTTGAACCACTCGTACCAACAAGAAATCGAAGAAATCAATGCCAGCGTCGCAGAGGCGAACCGCGAACGAGAAGAGCGGGCAGAGCGGCAGGTCGAGGTCTCCACTGCCCAGCTGGAAACACTGGAGACCATGGCCGCGAACCTCCAGCAATTGAACCAGCAGATGGCCAGCGTTGACAGTCGGCTGACTGAGAACAACGAGAGCGCCACCAAGTGGTCCCGCTGGACCATCGCGATCGCGTCACTCACCCTCTTAGCGACAGTGGCGGGGATCATTGTTACCGCACTCCTCGGCCAGTCGTAGCCCCGGGGCAGACCCCAACACGAATATACGGCGAACCTTTTGCTCGGGAGTGCATAGCCGCGGCGCGCACGCAGAAATGGCGGATGGCGCAAGACCAGGCCAAAATCTACCCAACTGCACTGACTACCTAGAAGCACCCTGGCATCAAGCCAGTGCGTACGGCTGGCTGCCTGCTGGTGTTGTTACAAATACGCGGCAGCGGGGGCATGAGGTTCGAGGGGCAAGAATCGCGGGGCTGGACGAAAAGCCGCTCACCAGCTCGCTTAAAACAGGGGATTTGGGACGTGGAAGTTTCGTAGTTCAGCGATTCCGCCTTGGTTGAGGAAGTCCTGCGTGAAGGTGCGGGCTTGTTCGAGTAGCTCCTCGTGTGAGAGCCCTGCCTGTACGCTGGCCGTAACGGGGAAGAAGGACGGTATTGGCCGGGCTACCCCTGCTTCTCCGTTTATTGTTTCGAACTGAAGCGGGACGTCCCCCTCCCATTCAATGCTGGCTTTGACTTCATACTCGCCGATGCCCAGAACCTTCGCGGTTTCTCGCATCACGGCAAAGAAGTCCGAGAGTGTGGACTCGACCTGCTCCGCGACGATCTGGTTGCCGAAGTTGTAGCCGTCATGGCTGTGACGACTAGCGCCCACAGCTGCTGCGATGCTTACCGAACCGTCGTGATGGGTTTCGATCCATGCTTCGTTCCACTTGCCTACGCTGCCCTCTTCAGGTGGCGCAACCCATCTGCGCAGGCCGGGTCGCGGGTTGATCCAGGTGACGCGTTCGAGCGGATGCGCGGGACCCCTGAACGACAAATCGAGGGTCGCCTGTCTACTTTTGTCCCATATAGTCCGCGCATCTTCCTGGTCTAGTCGTTGACCAACTCTCGGAACTCTGGGGTGCGCGACGGCGATAAGCCAAGCGGCGGTGCTCGTGTCTTTCCCTGTTGCGGCTTGCTCGTAGAGGCTATCCAGAACTTCGGTGGAGTGGCGGCGTTCGTCGAATCTGGCTTTGTAGGCTGCTTCGATCTGGCCCTCTCTCATCCACGTGGTGTCCGCACCGTTGCGGATGGGCGCACCGAAAAAGTCGTTGTTGTAGATCAGGTGTGGTCCGTCAACGCTTGCTGGGACGACCATCACTACGGCCTCCTCACCCGGTTCTCCGACTGGATAGAACTGTAGGCCGAACACGGGAGGGGTTATTGATGTGACAGCGGCCTGACGCAGTGTTCGCTCGTGACCTTCAGTCAGTGGCCCCACCCCTTTACGTCCGGTCGCTGCCTTCTCTTTCTCGGTAACTCCGAAGACGATGGTCCCACCGCCAGAGTTCGCCATCGCAGCGACGTCCTTCGGGAAGTCGTGATGCTTCAGGTTCTTCGTTGGCGGCAGCTCTCCCTTCCAGTCCAGGTCAAACGTTTCTGGCAGTCCTGCCGCGACCGCATCGGCCACCAGGTCGTCTGTGACTGGACCGGACGGGTAGCCGAGGTACTTATGGAGCGCTGTGAACGTCATAGTTAATCTCTTACCACGTCCGGCTCTACGTGGTGTTGTCCCCCCTCGGCGCGGTGCGCTGCTACGAAATACGGGGCGGATCGCATCGTACTCGCCTGGTTCTGCGTGGTTGACCAGGGCACAGGGCGCTCGAGGGTCCACTGCCGCACAGTTGGTCCCCAAATACGATTTAGCGCGCATACAATCTTTTGGCGGTAGTTGTGTGAAGCCGCAGGCCCTGGTCTAAGTCAAGACGCTAATGCCATCCTCTTGGGGATTTTCTATCCCGAACGATGCCATATGGCAGATATGGGTCCTTGCCGAGCAACAGGAAATTCCCGCAAACTCAAGCCGATCCACTCGCCGCGCCCCCTCAAGTTCGTGACGCGCAGTTCGCGTCCCTTGTATCCAATCCACTCGCTTGTGCGACCCCGCTTGTGGCAGTGGTGGAATGCTCCTGCAATTCGCCAAGTTTCTAGGCCATGAGGGAGTCACAGAGGGCTTTTACGGTCAAGAAATCAACGGAACCACCTATAACCTGGCCCGTATCAACATGCTGCTGCACGGCGTTGGGTACGAGAACTTCAATATCGCCCACGCCGACACACTAGAAAACCCCGCCCACTGGGACGAGCAACCCTTCGACGCCATCGTTTCAAACCCGCCATACTCAATCCCCTGGGCTGGAGACAATGACCCAACGCTGATCAATGATGAGCGGTTTGCCCCAGCAGGGGTGCTGGCACCCAAGGGATACGCAGACCTTGCTTTCACCATGCATATCTTGCGTTGGCTCTCCACCGATGGAACCGCTGCCATCGTTTCCTTCCCCGGTGTCTTATACCGAAGCGGCGCAGAACAGAAGATCCGGCAATACCTAGTAGATAACAACTACGTCGAAGCGGTTATCCAGTTACCACCAGACTTGTTCTTTGGAACTGGTATCGCTACCGACATCATGGTTTTGAAGAAAAACAAAGCAACCAACGATGTGTTGTTTGTTGATGGCTCCAAAGAGTTCTACCGCGAAAACGCTAAGAACCATCTATCAGAAGAAAACATTGCGCATATTCTCGACCTGTACGAAAACAGAGAAAATGTTCAGTACCAAGCCATAGTGGTCCCAGCCGCAGAAATAGCCGCCAAAGACTACAACCTCACGCCCACTTCCTATGTCGAACGCGAAGATACCCGCGAAAAGATCAACATCGTTGAACTCAACGCACGGGCTGAAGAAATCGTTGGGCGTCAAACCCTCAACCGCGACATTGTGCTTGCCGACATTGCAGATATGGAGGCCGGAGCATGAGTCGCCTACAAGAACTAATAGCCGAGCACTGTCCTGATGGAATTGAGAGTGTTGAACTTAGCAAAGTTGTGAATATAGGTGGCCGCAGCGTTAGACCCTCCGTAATGGGTGAAGGTCTTGTAGAAATCTACAGCCTCCCCTCATTCGATCTCGGTAACGGGCCAGAAATCCTCACCGGTACCGAAGTCGGCTCGAACAAAACCCGGATCACAGACCCCTCCGTCCTAGTGTCAAAACTAAATCCTCATATTCCTCGTGTCTGGAGACTTACAGAAGTCACAGAACACTCCTACAGTTCAACCGAATTTTTCCCCTTAACACCACTCGACGAAAGCATCGATTTAGGCTTTCTATTCCACTATGTCCTAACACAGATGAAGACTCTGAAATCCCTAGTTACCGGGAGCACAAACAGCCATAGGCGCCTACAGCGAAAAACTTTTGAGCAACTTCGTTTCCCACTCCCACCTCTTTCGGTCCAAGAAGAGATAGTTCGGATTCTTGACGGTTTCACCAACCTGATCACCGATTTACGTGAAGAACTGGCAATCCGCCGCTCACAGTTGGCGCACTACCGCGACAAAATCTTCGCCTTTGATGGCACCATCGGCGGCAAGCTCGGTGAACTCATCGCCGAGCACTGTCCTGATGGGGTTGAAACGATGCCGCTTAGCGAAATGGAAGACCAAGGCATTCTTGAACTAGGACGCGGGAAAATAATCTCCCGAAAAACCTTGAACGCTACACCAGGCGATTACCCCGTTTACTCCTCATCGGGCGTTGGAACTGGAGAGTTCGGTCGCTATGGCGAGTACATGTTCGATGACGAACGAATTACATGGTCAGTTGATGGCGGAGGCAGATTCTTCTATCGACCCCCACACAAGTATTCAGTCACCAACGTAAGTGGATGGATGACGGTTGATTCATCGGTTCTTCAAACCAAATATCTTTACCATGCCTTGACCACGCAGTGGGAAGGAGAGAACTTTGACTACACCCGCAAAGCCCATCCCTCTGTGATTCGTAACGTCTATAAGATCCCACTTCCACCTCTTCCAGTTCAAGAAGAGATAGTCCGCATCCTCGACGGTTTTACCAACCTGATTGCTGATCTTGAAGACGAGATCGAGGTTCGGGAGAAGCAGTTGGAGCACTATCGGGAGGAACTTCTGACCTTTGAGGAAAAAGTCGATGCCTGATCAACCAAAGGGCCGTTACACGCCAATCGCTATCAACGGTGATATTCCCGTAGTGGTAGAAAACGCTCCATCAGTACCTCAGATCCAAACCCATCAAAGCGAAGCACAGATGGAAGCCGATCTGATCAAACAACTTGCCGGAGCCGGCAACGATGCTGGCCTGGGCTATAAGTATGTCTCGATCAAGACCGAGGCCGATCTTGTCAACAACTTGCGCAAGCGCTTAGAAATCCTTAACGACTACGAGTTCAGCGACACCGAGTGGGAGCGCCTATTCAAGGGCCAAATCGCTAACCAAGCCGACACGGTACAAGACCGCACGGCCCGCATCCACGAGAGCCCCATCTTGCTTCTGGACTGCGATGATGGCTCAACGCGCAACATTCACCTCATTGATGAACAAGATATTCACAACAACTATCTTCAAGTCATCAACCAGTACGCCCCAGACGGCGGCAAATACAAGAACCGCTACGACGTAACCATCTTGGTCAACGGCCTTCCCATGGTTCACCTTGAACTCAAGCGGCGCGGGCTCGCTATCAAGGAAGCATTCAACCAGATCGCACGCTATGGCCGAGATAGTTTCTGGGCCGGAAACGGTCTCTTCGACTACGTTCAACTCTTTGTCATCTCTAACGGAGAATCAACCAAGTACTACTCCAACACCACTCGCCAACAACACGTTGATGATCAAGCCGGTCGCTCTGCCAACCGTTCTTCTTCCGCGTCATTCGAGTTCACTTCCTACTGGGCTGACACATCTAACAAACAAATCCGCGACATCAGGGCCTTTGCTTCTACTTTCCTGTCAAAACACACGTTGCTCAATGTCTTGCTCAACTACTCAGTGCTAACTGCCGACCAGCAACTGCTAGTGATGCGGCCCTACCAAATCACAGCCACCGAGCGCATCTTGCAAAAGATCAAAGCCTCGCAGAACTACAAGACACTCGGCACCACGGATGCCGGAGGCTATGTCTGGCACACCACTGGATCAGGCAAAACTCTGACTTCATTCAAAGCCGCGCAACTGGCAACCAAACTCGATGGCATCAAAAAAGTCATCTTTGTTGTTGACCGCAAAGACCTGGATTACCAGACTGTCAAGGAATACCAGCGCTTTGAAAAAGGCTCAGTAAACTCCAACACCTCAACCAAGGTGCTCCAGCGCCAGATCAACGATCCAAACGTCAAAATCATCGTTACGACGATTCAAAAACTCTCCCATTTTGTCGCCGCGAACAAGAAAGACGCGATCTACCAAGATCACGTTGTCTTCATCTTTGATGAGGCTCACCGTTCTCAGTTCGGCAAGATGCACGCCGGCATTAGGAAAACCTTCAAGAACTACAACCTCTTTGGCTTTACCGGAACCCCGATACTGGCGCAAAACGCCAAAACAGAGGGCAAAGCCCGAACCACTGAAGATCTCTTTGGCCCAATGCTGCACGCCTACAACATTGTCGATGCCATCGAAGATGGAAACGTTCTTCCATTCCGCGTTGATTACAACGAGACCACGGACCAAGGTCAAAAAGTCGAAGAGAAGCAACTCCTTGCCCCAGAGCGCATCGAAATGATCACCGCCGACATCTTGGAGAACTTCGACAAGAAAACCCGGCGTAACCGCGCCATGACAATTCAAGGCAAGAGACAACTGGGCTTCAACGCGCTGTTTGCTACTGCCTCTATTCAAGCTGCTAAAGCCTATTACCAAGCCTTCAAAGAAGCCCAAGCAGACATTCCCGAGGACCAACGCCTCAAAGTGGCTCTAATCTACTCCTACGCGCCTAATCCCGACGATTGGGACACCGACGAGGACTTAGACACCTCAGCCTTGTCTACGCCCGATAGAGACTTCCTAGAGGCCGCTATCGCGGACTACAACCAGATGTTCAAGTCCAACTACTCCACTGACTCCGCAGGCTTTGAGAAGTACTACAAAGATGTCTCAGACAAAACTGCCAAACGAGAGATTGACCTTCTCATTGTGGTCAATATGTTCCTCACTGGCTTTGACGCCAAAACCCTGAACACTTTATACGTAGACAAACAACTACAAAGCCACGGACTACTTCAAGCGTATTCACGCACCAACCGCATCCTCAATGATGTCAAGAGTTACGGAAACATTGTTTCTTACCGGGATCTACGCCAGGCCACCGATGAAGCCTTAGAACTCTTTGGTAACAAGAACGCCAGAACCACAGTTCTGTTGAAAGAGTTCGACGAATACTTCTCCGACTATGCCGCCAATGTCAGCAAACTCCAAGACACCTATCCCACCGGTGAAAACATCCTTGGAGAACAAGCCAAGAAAGACTTTGCGCGCCTGTTCGGATCAATACTTCGCCTACGCAACATCTTGGAATCCTTCGACGAGTTTGAAGACAACGACATCCTCTCACCAGGAATACTCGACTCTTACCGATCCATGTACCTAGATATCAGAGATGAACTAGGCGGTGACGGTGGAGATGATGAAGATGGCAAGCAGATGGAACTTGTCTTCGAGATCGAACTAATCAAACAAATCGAAGTCAACGTCGACTACATCGTTCGCCTCATTGCTGACTACCAAGAAGACCAAAAAGACGAAACCCGCGAAGAAATGCGCCGCCGCATCCTGGCAATCGTTGACGCTAGCCCGTCACTGCGACCAAGGCGCGATCTCTTCGATAACTTCATTAGCAATGTCGATCTTGACGAGTCTATTGATGAGCAGTGGGATGACTTTGTAAACACCCAGAGGCAACAAGAACTAGATCAGATCATCACTGAAGAGAACCTGCAAGGCGATGTTTACTCATTTGTCGAATCTGCATTTAGAGAGGGCAGCATCCCTCAGTACGGAACCGCGATCACAGATCTTCTTCCCCCGCTGTCACGGTTCACACCCAACCGAGACCACGGCAACAAGAAAACCCAAGTCATTGACCGGCTCAGCACGCTCCTAGAAAGATTCATCGGTCTGGGCGGGTGGCCACCACAGTAAGGGTTGTAGAAGTAGGAAATATCTTCCATGAGTAACCAAGAACCCGCTCTAATCTTCGCAAAAACCATCCGTCAAGCCCGTAAGAGGCGCGGTTGGTCCCAGTGGACCCTAGCAAAACAAGCCGGCCTCTCAAGGCCCACAGTGGCCCGTATAGAAACGGGAAAGTTCGTGAACACTTCAAGCCTCACCAAGATCGCTAAAGCGTTGGATCTGTCTGTCTCGATGGAACAACTGGGAAACAACTAGAACACCGCCAGAGGCGGCTACGAGATTCTCCGCGAGAGAGCAGCGGGTTAGGCGTAAGCGCGTCTATTCACTAGAGCAAGACTGCCAGCAATCCCCGTTGCCTCTCTCTTTCCACCAGCTAGGAAGAGGAGAAACCCCAATGTCCACACGCACTCTTGTAGGCACCCCGCGAGTCTGGGTTAGTAGCCACGGCGCTTACAACTCTGGTCACCTCATCGGTCTATGGGTTGACGCCGCAGAAGCCGTAAACGTTACGCCTGAAGATGTCTTCGAGCACAGTCTCTACGACTACTCACCTGATGAAAAACTATGGTGCTTCGATACAGAAAACCTGCTCACTGATTCCGAGATGTCGCCCGAGCGAGCAACACAAGAAGCGGAACTTCTCTCAGAGGTAGGCGGCAGCGTTGAGCAAGATGCCTTGCGCGCTTGGTACCGCGATGGCTCGCATGTTGAGGACTCAGATGGCTTGCCTGATCTGGCGGCATTCAGAGACCGGTTCCGTGGCGAGTACGACTGTTTCACTGATTTCGTTGAAGAGTACATCGAGAGCACTGACTTGCTCGCTGAGATGCCGTCAGAGTTACGCGAGTACTTCGATGTTTATCGGTATGCAGACAGCATCGAACAAGATTTCAATGTCGTTGAAGCAAGTAGCGGTTACGTGTATGTCTTTGCAGCGAACTAACAGCAACCACTTAGAAACAAACGATGCCCCAGGCCACATGGCTTGGGGCATTTTGTTTTTCAAACTCTAGAACTCTCGATCTTGTCGCTTCGCTTGTCGTTGCTCCAACTCTTGTTCTCTGCGTCTCATGGCAGCCAAAGTTTCTTCACTCAAAGCAGCCGCAGAGAGCCCATAGTTACCTTCCGACATCTCGCGACGAAGAGCCTTTGCCCTATCAACATTGCCCGCTTCAAACGCCTGTCTAGCCCTCTCAGATTTCTTCTGACGCATCTGTAACTGCCGTCTAAACATCGGATGCATCTTGTCACCGAGAGAATCAACCGTGCGCCCGCCAATACCCATAGTTTTCAGCCTTGTCTCATCAAGAGATCCGCCTTCAACCAGCAAAGGCACAGCCTCATCTTCGTATTCAGCCAATGCAGCAATGCGTTCCCGCATCGACTGCGAGCGCGCCTCTACTTCGTGCAACCGAGAGACAAACTCTTCAACTTCTTCCCTGTTTTCCCGCATGACCTCACGTGCTACTGAAGCGGCAGCGGCAGGCGCGGGAACATACTCTGAGGTAACCGCCTCTTTAGGCTGCACAGCCAGAGCGGCGGCGGCGGCAGCCTCATTCTCCAAACGTTGCTCTTCTTCTAAACGAAGCAAGTCTGCTTGTACCAATGCCTCGATCTGAGCGCCATACTTCTCTTCAGCCGTAGGCCCAGGCGCGACAACTTCTACTACCTCTTCTTCTACAACTGATGCTTCATCTTGAGCCTGTACCGAAGCGGCGCGGCGGGCAGGCTTGGACAATCTCTCTTCTCGATCTGCGACAAACTGCGCCAACAACTCATCGGCCTCAGCAGCAAGATCTTGCTTGCCGTATTCACGCATCAAGGCGTCAAACTTTGACTCAGGAAGATTTACTTCATCGAGTTCAGAAACCACTCCAACAGATGCAACAGTAGGCGCAACCATCTGCGCCTTTTGTTGCTGCAACAGCCGGTTGCGCTCAATGGCATCATCAACTGATTGCATCATAAAATCTGCGCCAAGTTTTGATGCTCGTCTGATATCACCGCGCGATCCAACAATGGGATTGCCCGCTGCATCAATGCGCAACATTCGATAAGTTATACCGCGGCCACCTTCACCGCGCTGTCTCCCATTGACGCCATATCTTTCCAACACACGAAAGTAATCCTTCAACGAAACAAACGAATCATCTTGCAATGCAAGCCGAATGCGATCTTTCAAGATCGCAACAGAAAACGGCTCATCACCAACTGGATTCTTCTCCCAAGTGTTGTACTTCTTGAGTGCGCGCTCTTCCGACTTCTCCGGAATGGAGCCTCGCTTCTTGAGAGTGTTTACTTGCTCAAGGTCGCAATCGTTGAGCAACACTTCATCATGAAGTTTTGCCAGTCGGAAGTGTGTCACTACGCCACTGCGCAGAGACTTACCATCAACTTTGGAAACAGAATCTAAGACAATGTGGTTGTGTATGCAGCCGGTATTTCCATCAATCTGAGTGGTGACAGTCGCATATCGATCATTACCGGCTAAAGCCTCCGCTAATGCGCGGCCCGCATCATGCGCGACATCAATGTCTACCGGATCATTTGGGTCAAGTGCACCATCTCCCTCACGAGCAAAACTTTGCACGAGTGAGTAAGCCTGGACATATTCACCTTCGTAAAAGCGATTGCCTTTTGTCCCGTCAGGAAGAATATCGATGCCCTCAATCATCTTGTTCTTCCCCCACCGCTGCCGATTACGCGACATCAGTGCTTCGGCGTACCGAGGTGAGCACCCATTGAGCCCACTTTGTGCAACAAAGCGTGGTTGGTTCTTCACCTTTGGGTTAGCAACGTACCTATTGAGTCTTCGTGACACTCTCGATGGAGAAGACACAACAATTGCGGCAATTGGGCGAGTCATAATGCATCACCCGACCACTTCATTGCTCGAATCAGCGAAAGCAACATCCATCAAGAAATCTTCAATGACATCCAACTTTGTTGTCAGATTTCTAAGATCAACTCCAACGGTAGACACAGCGTCTCGATCAACTTGATCCGTCACATTCGCAACGCGAGTAAGTTGATTCAAGTTGACACCAATCTTGCGTAGTTCGCTACGAAGATTTTCCAGTTGTTCAGCCGCACTGTCTAACGCCCCAGTCTGCATTGCTAAATCATCTGGAGATGGACCTTCACGCATTGCAGCGGCATACGCATCTGCATCTGTTGAGATCAACAGACGCACAACATCAGAAGTAGTCAGATCAGAACCTGCACCTACTTCTAATGCCTCACGTATCACTTCCAGACCGTCTAACTCAGTGTTAGACAGCCTTACAGTGATCCGATTTGGCCTCTCCTCTCGGCGGCGCGCCTTATGCGAATCTTGAACAAGATTTTTCAGCATAAGGCGGCTCACCTCCTTCCGAGGCCAAAGGTCTGGATTCTACGAAATCCGCTTCCACAAAAATTCTATCCGGGGCACTTTTTTCTTAAAAGAGCAACCCCGGATTTTGTGACGAAAATCGTAGAATCCAGACGGCAAGCAGTTCCGTCGTCAGCCAGAATCTTGGATTCTGCCTTGGAATCTACCGATTCTGACGGACTTGCTTGCTTTTTGCTCCCCTCCAGCTCGCAAAAAGATGTTAGGGGCTCTGCCCCTATCCCCACTACGTGGGACCCCAAACCCCGGCTACAACAAACCCGCCGCGCTGCTCTGTGTTTGTTGCAGTTGTGCTCGAAACCAGCGCTACCGCTTCTGGTTTCTGCGCGTACAAAGTTGCAACAAGTAGATGCATCTTTGGATGCCGACATTGCATAAGTCGGCAACAAAAATCCCGCCCACTCTCAGTCAGAGAACAGGCGGGATTATTTATTCCGGGCAGATCGTTACCCCATGTAACGGCTTCTCCAATCAGACGACGCAGACTGGTGCCTGAAGGGATTTTCAAACCCAGATGAAACCTCTTCAGGCTCATCTTGCTCTTCATTACCGTCAACCCCAGACTGCACCGAAACGGAGCGACGGGCAGGGCTGGGGACATTAGTAGGCGTATCCACAGTTGTTGCTTCAGTTACTTCTTCTGCGGCCTCTTCTGCATCAGGCTTGATGGAAGATTTCATCACGTCAATCATCTCTTGAGCGGTCAGAACCTCAGTCAAAAGTTGAATCTCTTCAACCTCATCAATCTTCAAACTTGTCTGAAGTTTTGCTGTTAGAGACTCCCAAGCCTTAGCGATTTGCTCTGCTTGATACTCTTCCTCTTGCGCTTTCAATGCAGCAAGTTCTGCTTCCAGTTTTGCTTGCTGCGCTAACTTCTTCTCTAACCTCTGCGCCCTAACCTTGGGCGAGAGTTTGGTAATCTGTATTTCTTTCATTTCAATAATCCTTATCAATCTCGACATTGCACTCCGCTACTTACAGAGCGCTCCTTGCCAGGAGCGAGACAGATGAAGAAAAATACCGATACACAAAAACTCTCACACCAGATCGCGCTGGCAAATGCGGTTCCCAAACCGCTGAACTATTTGTATGCACCGACGTAGGGAGGCATCAGCACCGGCTCACAGCCGTTCCTTTTTCGTAAACTGGAAGTCCCGCCCAGTGAGTATTCAATTCTTCTAAAAGCGCTATTTCGCAACGAAACTCAACACATCACTTCCGTGCGAGTCCTCTATAGGAAGCCTTCAAAGTCGGCGTACAAACATAGTCATCGTCCCGGCCGAAGTAGTCATGATTTTTCCAATTCTCCAAGGAGAAATCCTTGATCAAATACTCAGGCGATGACATTCTGCCACCTGGTCTTTGAGGGCTGTCTGTCCACTGCCACTCCGAGCCCTCACGGTCAACAATCCCCTCAAGCTGCGCCAAAAACTTGTTCCGCCCAAGCACTCTTCCAGATGGGTTCGTCTCCTGGAACCAAGCCTTGAAAAGGTCATATAGGAATGCGTTGGGAAGAAAATCCCAGGCAAATTGATCCTTAAATTCCACCCAGAAATCTAGCACCGGTTCGTTCTCAATCCGATATTCCTGCAAGAGCTCCCGGGCTCTCTTCGAGGTACCTAGATCGTAGTAGTCAGGTAATATCCTAAGCGCAAAGTATGCAATGTATTCGAGCAAGTCTTTGTTGCTCATCATCTCGCTCTTTATCCACTTTTTCTCTTTGCCGACAAACGTCTTTTCAAAGGGAATGAACAAAAATCGCCGCGCCAACGAACTGGTCTTATCCTTGCCCGCTGGCAACTCGTTCACACACTGAATCATCATTCCTTTAAAGGCATAAGAGATGGGAGACCGACCCTTGCGATTAATCATCAAGGGCTCGTGAGTGATGGCAGTTTTCAGGTTGCCGGATCGGTCGATGAAGCCGCCGACATCGTTTTCGTCAGTAATAACGGCATAAGCCCGAGTAAGAGGCTCCAGCATAAAATCCCGCGAAAAATCAACAATTGGTAGAGAGTGCGCGTTCTCCGGCCCAATCAAATTTCGAAGCATCTCGGCCAAGGTGCCCTTACCATTTGAGCCTTTAGTGTCGTAGAAAAAGACCGCTTTATCCCAAGAGACAGACCCGCGCAGCACCGCGCCGATAACCCGCCAAACGAGCCAAAAAGTCTCCTCGTCATCAGACATCAGATCAAAGAGCCATTCGTGGAAATTGAACCTCTCGCCATCAGGGCCAGACAAGTCCGGATGTTTTTTACCAGCCACGTAATCAACCGCGCATTTTGCTGTGAACACCAACTCGGGACCGTAGGGCACCAACTCTTTCTTGCCGTAGTTGAACACCCCATTATTCATTGGGACCAAGTCAGGGTCACTGCTCTCTACAACGCGTCTTGCGCGATCTTGCAATTGCTCCAGAACCTCGCCCACCGCTCGCGAGGAAAGCGTGGGCGCGATCCTGCGAACCCCACCCTGTAGGGCAGGAAGTGCAGACGTGTAAATGCCACGGTGCGCGTCATAAATTGCAAGCATGTCGTTACTTGGCGTTGCTGAAATGGACGTTGCAATATTTACGAAGCCGCCGAAATGACTTGCTAACTCAGCGACCTGGTAGATCGTCAAGTTGTCTCGCAAGAGTGGCACGTTCTCTCCCTTTTCAACCATCAAATTCCGGACCGAAATCGCGGCGTTGGTCTTCCTGAGCAACTGACTTTCAATATCAAAGAAAGTCAGCTCTTCCCCGTTGGCAAATCTTTGCTGCACTTCAGAAATGTAATCAGCCGTGACTTTGACGACGATCTCATTAGCTGTTCTCAGATCGAAGGGAGACAGTTTCTCTCTAGCTGCGTCGGACTTGTTCTTTTTATCTATTTCTTGTGTTTCAGTTGACATCTAAACAGCACCACCCACAGCGGCAGTGATGGCCTCTTTTTGGGCTTCAGAAAGCGTGGGCCAATTCTCCACAATCCGATCAACAGCGTTGTCAATCGCGCTTGGAACAGGAAGTCCGCCGGCAGGAGAATTCTCGATGTACTCCTTGAGTTCGGAGTAGAGGTAGAGGACTTTACCTTTGATTTTGCGGTAGGGAGGACCAATCCCTTGGGAGCGCTGATTTATGAGAGTACCCACGCTAAACCCCGTGAGGGCAGCAGCCGTATGAGAGTCGACTGAGATGGGTTCTATTTCAAGAACATCAACGGAAGAAGACAC